CATGAAATTTTTATTCTATCACCATGTTGTATTCCTTGGGCTGCTAAAGATAATGGCAACCATTGGTTAACGAACATTCCTCGTCCTTGTAATGACCCCCCTTCAGCGTGTGGATAATGAGATTTGGGATATGCATCTGAATCCCACCCATAACCATTTAAAGTACCGTAAGCATAATCTATAGTTCCATCTGGCCTCCTATCTTCATGATTATATGTTCCATCTGAATTAGTATTAAATATCTTACCAGTATAGTCTGGATGATTTGGATTTTGAAACATTGAATTTTGGTCTATAAATTTTATAGTGTTTCCACCACTTCGGCCTTCTCGTGTCCATTTTGCATGGTATCCTAGCCACTGAGTTCTCCAGTAAGGATTTTCTGCTCCTGTTTCACTCGGTGATCCCCAATTCCAACTTTCATAACCCGCAGACCATCCAACTGGATATATTGCATCTCCATATAAACTCGGATCTGGATATTTCCAAATTATAGATCTAATATCTACGGCTGGATACCACTCCCACGTTAGACCATAGTTTTTCTCGGTTGTTCCTTCATTCCATATCCATTTTGCTGGAATGCCGGATTCTTCTCCAGCCAATTCTGGATGGTTCCCAGTACCCCAGGTTGATCCAGCTTCGTTCACATCACCAAAGTCTTTCCAATTCATATCACTTGAATCATCTTCATTAATTCTGTTTACAACAGTTCCATCACCAGTTTCAGGAGTATCTAATTCCACAATTTTCCAAAGTCCAGAATCGTCTAAATCTATAATATCACCGGTCTCTGGGTCAACACCTTTACCACTTAATGTATCACCAGTTCTATAGGTTACACCTAAATAATCTATTTTAGCTGCAAAAGCGGCGTCCCTTGTATTGTTCCGTGTATGCAATACCAATCTATCAGTTAAACTAAAATCATTTATATGATATCTTCTGGGGGTTCTCCAATCGCTAAACTTTGAGGATTGAATAGGTGTTATAGTTTCATTAGCAGATACCTTAAACAATTGGAATGTATCATCACATTGAATTAATATAGTTAATCTACCGTCCATGGCCGAACCATCTCCATGAAATTGACTTCTAGTATAATGAAACTTTCCTTCTTCTCCGTCTGTACCACCATCTTCTTTTATACGAACTTGCATACCATTTTGATTAGATAATGTTAATTCATCAATTTCTCTTACTTCTTCTGGTACTTCATATTTTCCAACAAAGTGTGGACTATGTATTAAATTACTACCATCATACGAACCAGACAACCAATATAAATGATATTCTTCCTTTGTCATTAATGTTATATTTAATTCATTAGAATCAGTTGAAGTAGAACCATGAAATGGACTTTGATGAAATTCTGTTTCATAACCACCTTCTCTAATACTAGAATTATCTGCATTTTCTACTGGAATATTATCTATAACAGTTCTCTCTGTAGATATATCATGTTGTTCATCAATAACTACTGCATTTTTAATAGTTATTTTACCACTTCCTCTACCCCCACCATTCGAGCTCACATCAGGTGCCATTTCCTCAACAAACACATCACCATCAGAAAGTGTAGCCTTTACTATATTATCACCTTCAAATGTAATATGTCCAGTAACAGGAACATCAGTTTCCTCAGTTATCGGGTGTATCATATAAGGTGTTGGAAGTGATACTCCTGATCCTGGTTCTAATTGAATATCAGTAAAATATCTATAACCAGCTGTGTTTCCATTTCCATTAGGTGCACCATTATTATATCCAAGTATCCAATATATTGTATCTTCGTCTGCTGTAAATCTTTCATATAATCGTTTCCAAGTATTACCATCAACTACCTTTTCTTCAAGTGGTATACCTTGAGTTGGATAATTTAAAATATTTGTTGTTGCATCTGCCTTTTTTATAAAGAAAATACCTTGGTCTGTTAAACTATCCCAATCATCTGTCCACATAACCCAACAACTTAAAACATAAGTTTCACCTGGAATAAGATTTTCTATTCTCATTCTATATTGATTACCAACAACACCATCTACTGAAGTCATTTGTAAACAATATTTACTATGACCTGGATTTGAAAATTCAACTATTTCATTTACTGGATACGCAGTTGGATCTACTATTTGAATAGCGTGTTCTCCATCTTTAAAATGGCCATTAACAACAAGATTTTCACTTATAGGAAGTTGTTCCGTTTCAATAATAGGAGCGTATCTTGATAATTGTTCTGGTATGTCATCCCAACCAATAATAAAGGCATCTCTTACAATAAGAGTTCCACCTACCATTAATTCATTTAATGTAATATCAGTCTGTCCTTCAGAAACATTTATTTTTGCATTTTTTTGAGTAACATCAGTAAATGTTATATAAGATTCACCACTAATATCAGAATAAGATAAACAGGTGTATCCCAATAATCTGAATTGCTCGTGGTAAGCTGGATCGTCTATTGCTGGATTTGGTCGAAGTCTTAGTTCTGTTCGAGATGGGGATACCTTTTGAATCCAATATTTGTTATCTGCAACCTTTAGTTCTATTTCATTTCCATAATCATCAAGTAAAGGAACTAATCCCCCATTGCTTGCTGTGGCATCATGATAACTTGCGAGTATCCTACCATCTGTATCTATCATCCACTCACCAGTATAAATACTTTTATCTGATTTTTTAACTAAAACAGCATTAGTAGAACCACCAATCTCTCTTAAAAAATTAAATACAACCTTATAAGTTCCACGATTGTAACCAAGATCTCTAACATATTGACCTACGTCTAAATTTTCTGGTAACGGATATCTAATTTCACCAGAAGCTATATAATCATCTTCAACCGTATAAAGAACGTATTCAATTAAATCTGATTCAAGATTACCAAATGGGGCTACAGGATCACCTTCATCTAAACCATCTATTTCCATTAGAGGCAAATCTTTTGCCTTTAATCTTGATAATTTTCCAGTTATTGGATCGGTTACTAAAAATTTTTTCTTTGGCATTAGAGTTCCGTAAATTCTCTATCTATTATTTTATTAATTTCTTCCTCATCATCCTCATACATAAAGTATCCGAGTTCCCAAGTGAGAGTATGGTTTGATGTATGACTTGTTCCATCCGTTCCTTGTCCAGAAATAATTTTTTCAAATAAAATAATATTTCCATTATTATCACGCAAAATACCATCATCTGTATTTCCAGATTCAATATTTTCTTGTATGAGTTTTAAGTACTTAGCCTCATCTTCTCGAATCATGTCTTGATAAAACTCAAGATTTTGAAGAGCTGTTTCTGTATATGGCATTTTTTATCTCACTACTTTAAAGGAATGTTTCTCATCAAAATATTGAACAGTTTCATCCGCAGTTCCACTACCACTTACTACTTTGTAGTTTATTCTATAAAATCTTTCGGCCTGTAATCCATTCATCCACAAATTGAAATAATTTCCTGTTGAATCACAACTTACAATTGAACCACTTCCAAATGGTACAATAACATCTTCTGTATATGCATCTTTAATTTGATAATAAGTACTTCCGCTTGGTAGATATTTTGCTGTTGTATATCCTGTACTATATCCAGTAGAAGAAAATGTTTTTTCAGGATATCTTGTTCTACCAACTACTCTAAATTTTACCTTTGAAGTTTCTTTATATTCTGGACGAAATCCTCTCATATAAAGAACCATATCCTCAACCTCAGTATTAGAAAGTGCTGATAATGAACCTGTTGCCCATTTGGAATCATCCCAAACTACTTCCAATTTTGGTTGATAAACTGTATGAGTATCTCTACCAAAAAATATAAAGTTTCCATATCTTGTAACATTACCTTCTTCTACATTTGTATCACTGTTCCCAAGACTTCCACTTCTTTTTATCATAAATCCTTCATTTGGAACTGTACTTTCTAACCATTTATTTACAATATCAGTTACGTCCATTCTCAAATCTGATGGTTCATGTGTAAAAGATTGTGATGCTTCATATCCACTCCCACTAAACCAAGTTCCACCACCTCCAGATAATACTGATGTCGTATCCGTTCCACCTTCTAATGCTTTTGTTGCATCTCCATCAAATGTAAATAACACCGAAGATGATGCTGCAGTTAAATTGGACGAAGTTCCTGTGGAACTTCCAGATAAAATTAAATAAGTCCAATTAGAAGAATCACTTCCAGATAAGCTCGCGGAAATAGGTAATCCATGTAAAGAACTACTAGCATTAATTGTATTTCGCAAATTATTAATAGAACTGCCAGTTGTTGAACCTGATGTTACAAATATTTCTGTTGAACTATTATCAAATACAGATGTTGAACCACTTACAAATACAAAATCAACTCCTCCAATAGTAACTTCTTGATTGTCAAAATCTCCATTTGATATTGTTAAAGTTCCACTTGCATAAGTATCACCTTGTAATGTAGAATATGATCCAAACCAAGGAGTTGCATTTAGATCACCATCTCTATATTTCCAACTTGCCCCATCATCAACTGTTGGAAAATATAAATACTTTCCAGATCCATTCGTCCAAGATTGGCTTACTGGATATCCATATAAAGTTTGTGATACATTTAAATTTTCTGAATTGGCATCATATAAATTTAAATAATATGTAGGATTTGTTATAAGACTACTTGCAACTGATTCGGAAATATAAGTTAAATCAAAATGAATTAAAGCACGAGAAATATTTATTACTGAACCGTCCTTGTTCATATCTTTTCTAACTTCAATAATCTCATCAAGTCCAGTATTCATACTTGCACTTGCTTCATATAATGTTGTGTCTTTTGTTGCGTATTCAAAATAATGCATTAGATGTCTCCCACTACTCTGCCCATAATGTTTGTATCAGGATATTTAACTTCAAATATTGCTGGATCTACTGACGGGTAAAGTACACTATCAATAATTCCATCTCCAATATTATATATATTACCAGAATAACCAAGACTTGGGTCCCACAAGTTCTTAAATACAATTAATTGTTTAACTTCTGTTGTTTGACCTTGTGGTTCAACTACAGTAGCAACTCCCTCAACAGATAATAACTCAGAAACTATATCAGATATAATTATTGGTTGATTTACTTGCCATTTTTCTATATTAAAATATTTTTTAAGTGCGTCATTACATTTCAACAATACTTCATTTTTATTAAATCCCTTTTTAGTAAAAATTGAAAATCTAACCGAAATATTAATTACCCATGCATCTTTAATTTGAACTGCATCCGTCATTATTCTATATTGACTTAAATATGTTTTTATATTTTCTTTTACAGCTTCATTTAACGCAACTAACTTTGTATCACCATCATATCCTAAACAATACATATTTAATGCCAATGGATTAGGTTGATAATCAACATCACCTGTATTTTGATCCACTGAAGCAACCTGTTCATCCTGTATAATATAAACTTTTGCTATATTACCATATTTAGGTGGTAACGAATAAACACGAGTTATATAATCATCCTTAGTTACTGCCCGACTTTGTGCTTGAAAATATGCAAGTGCATTTACTTTTATATTTTCAAGTGTTTCTGCTCCACCACCTCCAGTTGCTGGATTTGGATTTGTTACTGCTGTTGAATTTTTAGTTTGGGTTCGTAAAATTTCTGTTGTTTCACCAATAGTCGAAGCATCAATTTCAGCACTAATCAAACTAATATTCTGAACTTGATTTGATGCTATATTATCATCAACACCACCACCATACGAATACCTAATTGTTAATGTTGTATTTGTTGGACATTGACCATAAGTTTCCGTATTTAAAAAGTTTGCTGGATCAAATGATGTATCAAGAAAACTCGGTGTTCCTGGTAGATTAGAACCAACTGAACTTGGATTCGGAATTATTTCTTCATCGGCTCCTGCTGCGACTCCTGAACCAAACCTCATTTCAGTTTTTCCATCTGGTCTTATATAAGTTGTAAATCGTTTAGATGTCTTTACAAGTTTTAATAAAAATGGTGCAAAATTTCTACCACTCACTAAACTAGGAGAATTTAAAGATGTATTTTCTATATCCGCATATACTGTATCTTGAGCTAAATATGGAACTTCATACCATTTATTTCCATCACTATCTGTTATAGAAATAATTTCTAATACAGGACTATTTGCTAATACTATTCTTTTATATTTTTCTGCCGCTCCAAATGTTATATATTCAGTTGTAGTTGTTCCACTAACTGCTTTAACTTGTTTTTTAAATAACCATTTAGTAATACTACCGTCATTATCATCATTTTCAGCAATACTTTCTTCTCTTTTACTTAATGAACTTGAATCTCTAAAAATTACTTCACTTGTTGTTCTAAAAACTGTTCCATTCGTGGATGTTGCTTGCATCCCGGCCGGTATTGTTAAACAATAATTTTCATCTGGGGGGTTTCCAACATCGCCACCGGGAAGGGTAACTGCTGGAGTCTTAGCTGGTACAGTTTGAAATACATCAAGTACTACAGTTGCTGCTGAAGTCTGTCTTGGTTTATATCCATATCCTTGTGCAATTTCATATATGGTTTTCTTTTCTTCTGCATATGTCAATAAACTTTCCTTAAATTGTTCATCAATATAATATGAAAGCACATCTCCTACATATGATGCCATTTCTATAAACATCATACCTGGATCTGATTCATTAAAATCATTATATGTATTTGGAAAATATGTTTGTGCAAATTCTATTAACCCATCTCTAAAAGAAGAAAAATCTCTATTTAAATATTTTACATCTCTACTTAATCCTTTTGTAGCCATTTACTTTCTCCGTTATCCTTTAATTATAGATTCAAATTGATCAAAACTTATCGAAACTGTTTCAAATCTATCGGGCTCGAATGATAATCCAAAATCTATTGATATATTTACTCTATTAATATTATAATCTGGTACTGCAATATCTATATTTTTAATGTTTATATATGGCAACCAAGTTTCAAGTGATCGTTCAATCGCTTCCTGCATTATATCAGTAAAATCTTCGTTCATTGGTTCAAAAATAATTTCGTGTAATACTGAACCAAATGTAGGTTGTCCTAATCTTTCACCTGGAATCGTTCTAAATAAATTTACTATATTATATTTTGCCTGCTCAAACGTGGTTTTAGTTTGTTTAAAAAATCCTGTATTTGAATATCCAAGTGGAAGTTGTAATCCTATAAAAACATCAGGATTTAAATCTTTTTCTCTTGCTCCCATTTATATTCTCCTTAGTTTCCTATTGCTATCCAATTTATAGAATCTTCACCATGAATATTATCATCTCTATCAATGGTAAATCCAGTTGTAGTAATTATTGTTGCTGTTACCGCATAAGTTTTATGATCATCAGCAGCATTACCAGCTTGCCTATTCACCGTAACAGAAAAACATGCATTTGGAAATGGTGTTGGAAAGTCAATTACAAAAGCTCCATCTTCAGCTCTCGTATCCGTTCCCCACTGTAATAATATACCACTCATTAAATAAGTATATCCATCAGGAGTTGCTGAAGTTGTATCTGGGGACAGTGTTGTATCTCCAAACGTTAAATCACCTCCTATAGTTACACCTCTTCTGAAAGTTGTATCCCCATTAATATCAGTCTTACCATTTACCATAAGTTCTTGATTAAACACACCTTGATTAGCTAAAAAATTTTTATTAACTGTAAGATTTTCACTAACTGTATTTTTACTGACAAATAAATGATTACGAATAGTAGTATTTTTCTTAACTTCTAAATTTCCATCAAAAATATGATTCCCTTGAAATGTAGTACTTTTTTTCGCTCCACGTCCTGTCCCCTGTAAAACAATAAGATTTCCTTTTATTTCTAAATCTTTTTCAACTAATAAATTTCCTCCAATTGATAATCTATCACGCTTAAATATAATATTTAAACTATCAAAAATCTTTTTAAAGATTTTTAACTGTCTTGATTTTAGTATTGATAAGGGACCTCTTCCTCTTCCCTTTACTTGTACTACATCCAACTTACCATTACCAGATATCGTTAAGCTGCCAGGGATTCCTTCATCACTTATAAAAGACCTATTCCTATTCCACGGCTGAACAGTATCTATACCAGTTAAATAAGAATGTATTGCATTGGCTTCCTTTTTTGCCTTTTTAGAATTCGCCTTTCTTATCCGTTTCTTAGTTCCCGAATCTTGATCTCTAAAAATATCATCATTTTTAATCTTTTCAAGTTTATACTTTAAAAACTTTTCATCTAATGTCATCACTCACCTCACTATGGACGAAATCCTTCACCAGATTTCTTTTTATCAATCGCTTTCATAACTGCTGAATAATCTCTTGTTAATGCATTTTGTACATGGTCAGGAACTTGATCAACATTTACTCTTGCATTCTTAATAGTTTGAACTGCTCCTATATCTCGTTTCTTCTGTTTTACGGTTTCAGTAGGTGCTACTCCTGTTGGTGAACCTGCTAAAACATCATTTATTTTATTAGAATCAAATACTCCATCACCTAAAGTTGGATAATCTTCATATCCTCCAACTTGTGGACCTCCAGCTTCACCTTGTGGAACTCCACCAACAGTTTCATTTAACACTTTGTTAAGAGCTGTGTTTGATGTATAATGTACCTCTTTTTTAGGTTTAACTTTATACTGTTTTCTAATAGGTTCTTTAACCTCTTTTTCAGTTATTGGTTTTGAAACTAATTCGGTAAGTGAAGATGAGTTTTCTTCTTTAATAAATATCTCATTCATTTGTTTTTTAACTTCCTTACGAACTACTGATTCAATTATTTTTATTAGTTCTTCTTTCTTCATTTTATGATCTCCTTTATAAACTTTCTAAATATTCTTGTAATACTGGATCTGCAAAACATTTATCTAATTCATCAATCTGTTTTGACAATTCATCAGTAAGTGGAGTAGTATCCACTTTACTAAAATCTGTATCCACACTCAATTCTGTCCAAACTCCATCTGCACCTTCACAATCCTCTTTATTTGTATGTTCAACTATTGAACAAAAACCAAATGTATCCCCATCAACTACACCACCATCAACTCCCGTATCATCTTCAGTCGGATCATCTGATTTATCACCACTCATCATTCTATCAAATGCACTCTGTTCACTTGACATTTTGTCGGCTAACTTTTTAAGTTCTGCTATTTCTTCTGGACTAATCCAAGTTCCCCCAGCTTCTTCACAAGATTCTTCACTATCAACTGGTTTTCCTACACATCCTGCTAAAATGGATATTAATTGTGCATATAATGTTGGTAATATTGCAGCAAATTTACCAACAGTTTGAGTTACAAGATCAACAATCATATCTACTAATCCTATAAGTGCAAGTAAATCTAATAATTTTTCCACTATCGGAACTATAAATGGTGGAGTCCATTTTAAAATCTTTCTAATTATTTTCATAATTCTTTTTATAATTTTAATAATTTTCAATATTGCCAGTAATACTTTCATTACTTTCATGTACACCTTTACTAAGTCCATTAAAAATGTAATAAAATTTCTTACTGGTTCAGTACAAATTTTTTCTGGATCAAGTTTTGCCTTAGATACAAGTGCATCAACTTCTTCATTAACTTTAGCTATGGCGGCATTAAGTTTAGATAATTGTTTTGTTATAAATGCCGTAAATCCACTTAAATTTAACATTTTTAAATCAGGTAATTGCATATTTGCCAAATCACGTAACCACTGCATATCATCATCTTCGGGAAAGGCCCCTGTTGGATCACAAAAACCAGGAAGTTGTTCTGACTCTGGAGGAGTTCCTGTTGTTGCAGGTGGTCCACCATCTTCATCATCATCTTCGGCCCCATGAGGACTCATATCAGCATCTGATGGTCCCGCTGTAGCTCCTTCGTTTTCTACAGTGTGTGGTGCATCATGCCACACTCCACCGTCTTTAACTTCTCCTTGATAAACTTCAGTTCCAACTGGAACAGTTTCTCCGCGAGAATATTGATAAACATCATTGCCAGTTTCAGGCCATATTACTGTTGCTCCATTCTCACCGGCATACGCTTTCATATCATCTTCATCAAAAAAAAGTGGAGGGAATTCTTCAGTTCCACCTTGATAAGTTGAATCAACCTTCTCACCATTTATAAAAGCAGAACCATATATTAATTCACATCCTGGTATTATTCTATCACCTGATACTAATGTTACTTTTAGTCCTGCTATTGATTTACATCTTATTGGCATTAAACTTCTCCTATCCTATCCCTTTTCACCAGGTACTTTTGGTCCAATTATATGTGCAACACTAACACTTCTACTTTTTGGTTCATCTAATCTAGTCCTCCACTTTGCAAGAGAAGCATACATTCCTGCTGCAGCTATATTAATCTGACTTATAGGTACTGGAGCTCCAGGAGCAGTTGTTATTCCAACAGCTGGTATTAAATTTTTAGCAAATTCTTCTAATATCTGTGACAATCTATTAACAAGTTCCATAGTTTGATTTCCACCAAGAACTGGTTGATCTGCATCCATATCTCCCAATTTTAATTTACCTGAATCACTTTTGGGAGTTAAACCACCAGATACATTTTCATCATTTAATTGTAAAGTGATCATATGATTTGCAGAAATATCTATTGCTTCTGCAGCCGACATAAAAATATGACTTTTCTTCGCATTAAAAACTACTCTATCAGAATTTAAAATTATTTGGTTTCCATCTAATTTTGGTGCATTTCTATTTCTTAACTTACTATAAACTACTTCCTTTAATGGAACTGTTTGATCAGTGGTTATCCAAATAGAAGAACCGTCATTATTTATATCTTCCCTTACGGGTCTACCTAACCAATCATCTAAATTCCATGAATCAGCATCATCTCCCTCTAAATCAGCTGGATTTCCCTGACCAGCTCTTATAATAATATTAGGTGACTCTGGTTTACCCGTATCTTCTTTTTCTTCTCCCCATTCACCACCCGCCTCCTTAGCAAATTTTGTAATATTACTTCCAAATCGTATTGATTGTCCAAACCTACCATTGTATGTAATATCACCTTCGTATGCTTGAATTTGTCTTATCTTAGTATCCTCTACAAAAAACGGATCGGAATAAAGCGTTTTATTAAAGGGTTCAAGTGGTAAACTTCTCCCCTCTTCCTCATTTAAATTTACAGAATTATTAATGTTTAATTTTTGAGTATAGTATTTTTTACCAAGATAAGTTGCAACAATAACATGCTCATGTGGACGTGGATACTCTTTTATATTGCTATCTAACGGTGCAATTTCTATAATATCAAATTTACCGTCATTCTTCTCATCCATCCGAGCTTTTATCCATCCATATTTTGACCAATCTGGAAAAACTTTTCCATTCTTTTCTATTGTTGCCTTATTAGAAATTAATTGAAAATCATCTAAATAAACTGACATTACCTCTGCTGGTTCTAACTCATAAAAAAATTGTCCAGGAAATGGATAACCATATTTTTTAATCTCTTTATGAATATCATTTACTGAAGCGTTTCCCTCCGCAACAGTTCCTAGGTTTCTAAATTTAGTTAAATACGACATTAATTATCCTTGACATCATGTATTTCTTCCGATATTTCATCTGATTTTTTTTGTATGTCAACAACTACATCATCTATACTTTTGAGTAATTGTTCTTTCTCTTTGTCTGATAAACCGAACTCTGCTTCTGCACCACCTTTGTTTTCAGCAGCTATCAATCGTTGGACGACAGTTGCCAGTTTGACAAGTTGTTCATCATTCTTCACATTTATGTCCAAATACTCTTTTATCATTGGAATTAACTGAATAGCCATATCCCCATCTTTGATAAACGAAGCTACTTCACCAACTAATACTTCAAGTTGTTTTTTGTTATGTTTGGAATTGTCATAAATGTCTTTGAATAATGATGATAGTGATTTACCTTCAAATAATTCATAATCCTGACTCATTTTGATTTCCTCGTATTGTATTTAAAAATAGATATTATAACTCATATATAAATATGAAATAACCTAAAAATAAACTTTTCTTTGATCTATATATATTGAAATAGGAAAAATTGTATATATTATATTTATTTATGTCGGAATAAACGTTCCGACAACAGAAAACGGAAGTTAAAAATCTCTTTTTTGTTAAATGATAAGAAAAATAAACGGGAGAAAACAATGAAGGAAGTCATCTCATTAGTCAAAGGCTGGGTAGACGACATAGCTCATCTATTAATGTCCTTTGTAGCCATAGGTGCCGTTTCCGAAGTAATCTTTGGAACTGGAGTCTTTGGTGTTAATGTTATAGGTAACCTGACATCAATCATAAATACATTCGGCGAATCTGGA